ACAACGTGCGCCGGGGCCACCGCATTGGCAGCAGTACGCAGTTCTGACACGGACTGAGTGAGGTCTGAAATCGCCTGTTTATTGAAGGCACCAACCATGATGATGTCAGGCTCACCACCATTGTCGAAACACTCACGGATCACGATCTTCATACCAGCTTCGGTGATCGCGCCCGGCGTACCGGCTGCGGTCGCGGTGTCAGTTCCGTTACCGGAGCTGGCCGTACCGACAGAGGACGTGCCGAGTGAGTGATAGTTGCTGGCAATCCAAGACCCAAGACCAGCGGTCTGGCGCGCGGTGCTGGAAGAACCAGCGCCTTTCGCCACGTTGTCCATCAACATTTTTTCCATGTCACGCTTCAGCGTCTGTGCAGCACGGGCCATGTGATAGGCCATTTCTGAACGTGATTTACCAGCGAAGTCTACCGACTCAGCCGTACCGCTGACCGACACCGTCTCTTTCGAGATCTGGCAGTAGTTGGTCAGTCGGACGGTTTCAACGATAGAAGCCGCAGTCGAGTCGTCACCTTCCGTGTGACGGTTTGCAGCCGCAGCCGCGAGGACATCAGTCTGCCACTCAAACAGGACGTTATCCGCACCTTCGCGTCCACACCCTGTCAGAAATGGAGTCGTGGTCGGCGAAATGTCGTAAATAACATTCGCCAAGTCCTCACGCACTCCGATAGCACTGTGTACTTGTCGAGTACCTGAAGGAACAGCCATTATTTAACTCCTTGTTAAATGAAATCCTCAAAAACTTTCGCGGCATCACGGATGTGGCCGGTGTTTTTGAGCTGGTTACGTTTGGTTTTTTGTGCATCCCTCTGCTGTTGCGTCGGGGAATTCCCTTTTCCCGCACGAATAACCTTCGGCTTTCCTTTCAGCTTTTTCGCTTTAGGGTTTGCACCCTGTAACTGGTCGTATAGCATGGCCTTGCGTAGGACCAGAAATGAGCGATGGTCAACAAGCGAATCAATTTCAGGCTCAGAGTAACCAACACCTTGTGCGTAAGCTCGTAGATCAGTTGCCAATTGCCTCTGAGACTCTGTTTCGCCCCATTCCGGTAACGCAGCAATGAGTTGTGCTTTCTCATGCTCGACTACCTTGGCCCATTGTTCCTGCTGATCAGCCGCTGCTTTCGCCCTGGCTTGTCTAGCTCTTTCCTTTAGTTCGTTCGCCCTGTCCTTGGCTTCTTGAAACTCCTGTCGTTTCGTAACGTACTCAAGGGGATCTTCCAACCTCAATCTCTCCCAATCAATGTCGAATTTCTTCTCCGGGTCTTGATTTTGGGAAAGTGCTTGCAAATGTTGGATGTACTGTTGCCTCTCATTCTGAATCTGGTTGAGTTGTGCGTTGTACCTTTCGGTCAAAGCATCAATCTCTTTTCGTTGTTCAGCAAGAGACTGCGTTTTTTTGGTGTAGTCGCTTTGGCGTAGATAGCCTTTCCGGATTTCGTCAGCGGTTAGTTCTTGTCCGTCAATCTCGAACAGGAATTCCGCTTCCTCGTCTTCGGCAATTTCACCAGTAGAGTCATCCTCCAATACTTCTTCGGATTCCTCTTCCGCTTCAAACGCGATTTCCGCTTCTGAAGGTTCGGCCCCCTCGACCTCCGGATTTTCTTCGGAACCAGGTTCCTCAGAGTCCATTAATGCAAGAATGGCCTTTTGCGCTTCCGCAATTGTGCCTGTGGGTTCTGCTTGAGTGTCCACAATTAGCTCCATGAAAAAAGAGGGCCGATGGCCCTCCCCCTACATCCTTGTAGGTAGGTTTTCTAAAAGAGGATTGGAGTGTCCTTTTGTGCTTTCGCCATTTGTCCGGTACTAATAATGGACTCAAAATGGCCTTCCAGCCGTGAAAGGATCTTCAATCCCCACCACAAGGTTTCCCTTGTTTCTGCATCATGGGCGGATGAGTGTTCCCATCCGACCAGGAATTCTTTTCTCAGTAAATCGAACGCTTCTCGAACCATCGGGTCTTCGAGAATGCGCTTCGCGTTTTCCGCGCGTTGCTCTTCATTCATAGTTATCCGATTCCTACGGGTCTACCTTGAACAGCCTCAAGTTGTAATTCTGCAACCTTCATGGCGTTATCAGATTGCATTTTCTGAGCTTCTAGCTGAAGCTTCTGTTGTTTTATTTGTGTCTCAGCAACTTTTATGTCCAGCTCGCCTTTCTTGAGCTGCATTTCAGCCATCGCCATCTGCTCTCTAGGATCTTGGCCTTGCTGCGCACGACGTGGATCAGTGATAAACGCATCCACATTCTTAAAGCCCATGTTTTTGATCATCTCAGCGCCGATGTTGTACAGATTCATCTCGTTTATTATTGACAGACCGCCGCGCATAGCTTGAGATGCAAAGGTAAGCAGCGTGGTGAGATGCGTGAGGTGTTGGTCGCGGTTGCCATGCCCTAAACCCACTGCAACGGTGCAATCCATCTTCTCACGCCACATATCTGGCCGGACCGGGACAAATTGGTTACGCAGCATGACGATGCGCTCTTTGTCTTGGTTCTTTTGGACCAACTCGTAGATCATCTCCATGAGATGCTTTACGCCTGTCTCTGCAAAGCAACGTGCGATTAGTTCTACTCGCTGTTGAGCAGCCGTCATGGTCTGATTTACAGCAGCCGCAGTGGTGTGACTTGTCAGCGCACCCTCATTCAAACCCTGCGAGTACTTGGTCATGCCAGACCGCTCTTCGCGGATGCCGTCTAGGTACTTCAGCGTCTCAAATACATAAGGTTGCAGCGGAGGAGTCGGCAACGGAGTGACGGCATTAGGCGTTTTTGTGCGGACGATGCCTCCAGGTCTACTTGTCAACAGATCATCAAGATTCACCTGACCTTCCATAACTGCAAAACGTCCGTGGTTTTGCATATACATATTGTCGAGAAGGTTACGCTGCAATGTACTCTTCATAAGCTGAAGATCCATTGTCAGGTCAGCCATAGACAGACCAAAAAACTTGTGCGGGATCTTGATCGGAGTCAAGGTGGAGAACGGCTTACGATCAACAGGCTCTTGCTCAAGAATGATGTTGCCGGCGGTAACCACACGCAACAACTCGGCGATGCCGTCGTCGTCCTGATCAGATTTCAGGTAACTCTCGTATACCCAAACCTCTTGGAGGGCTTTTTCTGTGGTGTCCCTGCCAAACGCATCTGATCGATCGAACTCAAAACGCGCTAACCGCTCGGTAAAGTGATCAAGGCTGTCGCCGCCCAGCTCGTCTTCGTCAAAGTCGTACCCCATTTCGCGCAACTCGGAGTAGGTTTTACGAGTGCGGTGGCAAACAAAGCGAGCGTCCTCAATCGATTTAGCCTCCCGCGAGATTAAAAACTCCTCCGGCGGTACGTTCTCAATGCGCACACGGCCCTTGGACACCTTGCGGGTGATGACTACGTCGTGGGTGACCTCAAGACCATCTGTGTTTTCAGAATGCTCCAGAACCTCGACGTTGTCTGGCGCAATAAGCGCATCCAGCTCTAGGTCTGTCAGGTCGGTGTAAGTTTCGCGATCGTTTTCGTCTGTCTCATCCCACCAGCACTTTACGATGCCATTTTTTTGCAGCAGTGCATCTGTAAACCACGAATAGAGGATTTCAAATCCGGGGTTGTCTTTCGTAAAGATGTGGTTGATGTAGTCAGAAGCCTGCTCGGCTGCTGGAATATCTTCCGGTCCCGTCGGGTGGAACTCTACGATACGGTCGCCGGAGGCGAACACGCGCATGAGTGAGGGCTTGATCCACTCAATCGTATCTGCGACGGTGCTGTCCACCATCTGCGATCGGCCTTCGACCTCGTTACCAAACGGAAGACCGTAGTAATACTCCATCGCAAGTCTGCGTTGATCTGAGAGTTCATCGTCGTAACCGAGAGCCTGAGTTATCTCAGCATCAATTCTTGCTTTTAGTTCATCCATAAGGTGTTTCCGTTACAGGGCCGGCATCAACAATTCCTCCGCCTACAATTGGCAAAAGCCCTACTGATAAATCTGGCCCCTCGCCTAAGTAGTAAGGGACGTATTGCGATCTCACGTCTTCCGATAGATCGGAGGTAAGCCATTCCTCGGGAGTTAAATACGCCTTGGCATAACCAGTTTCAAATGGTGTTTCGGGCCAATAATCTTGATAATAAGTTGCGTAATTATTTCCGGGATCAACAACGATTGAGCCGCCAAAACCGGTAGGAGCGCCATTTTTGAAACCCAAGATTCCCGGTAACCAACCCTCAGCATAATCCGTAAAATACCGTCCGCTACCTATTGGGTTTTCTCTTTCCACAGACCCTTCTTCTGCAAAAAAACCGGTATCTGCATTTGGACGAAAGCCGCCAAACTCAATAACAGCTCGTGTATCTGGATTAGTTGCATAACCCTCAGTTATTAACTCTGTTCCAAGACCTCCCATGGTCAATCCAAACATCGGAGAAATGTATCCATACTGCACATCAGGGAGAATCATCCCTCGCGATATTAAATCGTCTTCGTAACCACCAAAACCTAACGGAATAATGTAAGGATCTAAATCTTCAGAAAGAAAATAACCGTCCCCACCAAGACCTAGGTCTGTAGTCCAACGCTCCTCCATTGGAGTAACGTACTCGTATCCTTCGTAGTTGCCAAGCAAAAAAGGATTGCGACCACCTAAGGAAACATTTTCACTTACGCCTTTTATGTATTCATCGGTTTCTGGGTTGTAAAGCGTATATGGCCCTTCTCTCGCGTTCCGCATAGCTACCACTTGACCATACCCATAAGGAAATACGGTCGTTGCATATCCGGGTGGCGGTATTCCTACGCTCGGGTCTTCAGGTGCCGGTTCGTAATCAGGTTCAGTTTCTAAATCTTCTACCGGCTCATCTACCGAGCTTTGCCCGTCTGGAGGACCACCAACACCACCAACACCACCAGCGCCGATATATCCGCGCACAGGGCGAGGCCAACCCGAAACGCCAGCGATTACGTCATACCCACCCTCGGGCATATAAGAAGGCGCAAGGAAGCCGGAGTAAATACGTTCGTCTTCTAAAATTGATGCTGGATTGTCTGTCATACGATTCCTAACTGCGGGTATTTGAGCTCTCTATCCCAAACGGGGTTTTTCCCCTCTGTTGCAAAACGGAGAGACATGACCGCATATCTTGTGCTGCTCATAAGGTCATCCCTTATCGCAACAATCTTTCCCTCCTTCCTGTGATACATACGAAACTCCTCCCACCAATCACCTAGTGTGGAGAAGACCTTGAATTGGTTGTTTTCCATGCGGTGCAGCATTTCCATAATGCCGACCTCCACGGAGTTACCTCCCTTCTTCTCGCCGAGCGCAGGAGGGTTTTCAAAATGAAACGGCAGTAAATTGCAGCCTAAAGTCCGATACTGTTCCGCAAGCCCCGGATTGCCCATCGAGTCTTTTCTGTGACCGTCGTGAGGCCACGCAATATTCCACGGGCCTCTGGTTTTGATCGTTGCTGCATGAACGTGTGGCGGGGCTTTGCTTTGTCGATAGGTGTCATACACATATACGCAATCCTCATCTCTGTCCCAGGCGATCCAGGTGACCGCTGTGGGGTGATCCCAGCCGAAGTCAATCGCGGCAATGCGCGGCCACGCATCGGGTATCGGGAACGGTTCAACAACCAGATCCGCCTCGTTTACCGGAAATACCAACCCGCTACCAATAGACGGTCTGCCATGTTTGCGCATCTCCCGCTCATGCGGCGAGTACGCAGAAAGAATCTGAGCCATGATGAGTTCGTTCAAATGGCCCGAATTACCCTTTAGGGTTTTAATTTTTTCGGACGCATCGTCCCATGTGGCGTTATCAAGAGACTGTCCAGGCTGGAGGTTGTTCATAAAGCTCGCAACCGTCTCGGTCATCCCATTTTCTGGGGTGAACGTCATGTACACCATGCCTCGGCGATCAAGCGTTCGGGTGACCGCTTGCGAGTACAGCTCTCGGCTCGGCTCTTCGTCCAGCCACACGCAGTCCACAGATCGCCCCTGCCACTTATCTACGCCCATTTCGTAGGCTTTGAAAAAGAGAGACGAGTTAGTGCCGGATTTATGCTTTATCAGCGCTACAGATTTAGCGTTCGGCACACCGGGCTTACGCTCGGTTTTTACGATCAAATCGCGAGGGATGGACCCTGACCCAAATGCCTCTGGATCGTCCGGAGAACCTAGAAGCTCTGCTTGGATAATGTCACGGGTGGTTTCGTTACTCACCCCACCGGCCCAAGCGGTGATCGGTCGGTCGTACACCCTCCCCTTCCACCAATCTGGGTATAAGCCGGTGAGGTGGTAGGCCATCTCCATCGCCCCGCAGTAAGACTTGCCGATTCGGTTGGCTGCCATTAGAAGGCGCTGGTGTGCATCAGCCCCTGTAGAGTGGAACCGCATTTGGTACGGGTACGGGTCGTAGTCGTAAAGCCTTTCGTAACGCTCTCGACCCTTGATAATTCTGGCGAGTTCTACCGCTTGAGCGAGATTAGCCGAAGAATTCATCCAACCTCTTGTTGGTCGCCTCGTCCGGATCACCCTTGTAGTGGTGTTTCACGTACAAGTCGCGACCAG